CTATAGGTGCGCCACCGAACTGTAGTGAACGCATAGAGGGTAATACTTTCTTCTCATACACAAACTTGTATGCACTTTCAATGTCTTCCACCATGTGTGGGTACTTACGAATGTGCATTGCTTTGTTACGGGTTACTAGCTCACTCCAAGTCTCTCGCCTTTGTAAGGTTGGAATGTACTTTGCATACTTAGAGAAGACTGTTATGTCGCTAAGTATTTGATTTGATGTTTCCATTTGCTGTCCTGTTAAGTTAAAGGGTTGTACAGTTATACTGATTCAAATCTAAATGTCAAGACTTATTAACCATTAAATATAATATTACCTACAAATATGACGAGCAGTATACCGCCCATTAAATATTCCATTATTGCAGCCCTTTGTTAAAGTTCTTCATGAAGTGTTCCATCTTACTCTCATAAGTATAGGCGAAGTCATTCTCTAGCAGCCAGTCTTCCATACATCTACGTGTACCATTCTTACGCTTCTGTGCGCCAGGGAGTGCTACGTTCTCTGAGTGTAGTACAAATACTATGACAGCCATTGGGTTTGATCTACGAACATGAATGTACTTATCCATTTCATGTCGTGTTCTAAATCTACCCTTGACCTCAAACCATACGTTACCCATCACCCCATCGGGTGTGTACTTCCTATTCTCTACAACCTCATAGTCCACCTTGATGGGTTCGTAGTCTACATCCTTCATAGGGCCGTCAGCAAACAACCTAAACTCTAACCATGATCGGTAGGGTTTAGGCTGGTCACGATTCATGGCAAGATAATCACTCCATGATTGGTAAGGTTCTGGTGGTATGACCTTACAGTTTACTCCACAGGTCTTGCCTAGGATGCTAGACGTTACCTTGCGGTGCTTAGGTTTCTTCTCCTTCCGTATGGGGTATCTCATTATAAGTTATCCAGTAGCTTATTGATGTACCAACGGCATTTCTCTAGGTTAGTACGTGCGTCTTGCTTCTTGTTAGCCCTCCATGTGTACTTGATTGCGTTGCCCTTACAGAATCCTCTGAACTCTTCTGCACTTAAGGCTGACTGTATAGCGTCAATGCACTCTACCCCACTAACTCCCTCCGACTTGTAATGGTTAGGGTGATTAACTAAATCCTCTAGTGCATCATCTAGGTTAGCAGCTAACTCTGGTACTACATTCATTATCCTTCCCCCTCGCATTTAGTATTGAAGTCTAGTGTAATTACATTACCCTTCTTACCAGTAACCCTTGACTTAGGATTTATTTCGTGTGGCTCCTCCTCTAGTAAGCCTAACTCTTCTACCATTGAATCCGTATACTCTTCCAACAGTTTATTAAACTCATAGTTCTGCTCACAAAACTCTAGCATTGCTGCCATCTTGTAAGCTAAGTACATGTACTGTGAATGAACTTCATCGTTTACATGAGGCATAAGATTACTAAACACAGCAACTTCTACATTGCCGTAGTTATCTTCGTCTTCATCATCCCGTAACACAGGACGTAGTAGAACACCGAACTCATTATCATCCATTTCTATCATGCTGCTTCCTCTATGTGTATGTAGTTAACCATTGCAGGAACCTTTGCCTTTGATGGTATGGATGGACGTTCTTCTAAGGTGTCCCAACACTTGTACTTGTGTTGACAGAAGCCACACTCTATACCTAGCTTTAGATTACCTGTTGCTACCTTACGAAATACTTCTTTGACAGGTTCATAACACCTCTCGAAAGAATCATTGCCTACTATACGATCAGCCTTAGCTTCTAGTATAGATAGTTCAGCCTCCATATCAATACCTTCAGCAGTGATAAACTTGAACTGCCCGTTGGCCTTGTTGATAACAATCCAACCACCAGCATCTAAGTCTAACGCTCTACTGTAACCTACTAACTGACCTACGTACCCAAAGGAATCATGATCCTTTACAGTAGCAAAGTCTATCCACTTGTTAGCATAAGCCCAAGGACTACAGGATTTAATATCCCATACAGCACCATCAATGATTAGGTCAGGTGTACCATTGATAACGTGCTTACCTAGGTTAAGCTTTAAGTGCTCACCATCCTGCCATATTACACCAGCCTCAGTGAGGATACCTTTCATGATCGCTTCAACAAGATCACCGAGTATCATGTTAATCAAGAAGCTGTTGGGAAAAGGTAAAGCATCTGTTGGCTGGTTCTTATCAAACCAAAGCTGGCAATAAGAACGACCTATGTTTGACATACGCAATCTAAAGTCTGGATTACGCTTGTCTACGAGTTGCTTTTCTAACGCTAATTTAACATCATTAACCATGAAGTCAAGAACAGGGCGGCTCATACCACCCTCTCCTGCTACTACACTATTAAGATATTTTTGTACCATTAATTCGTGTATGTTCATGTTTACTCCACATCTATAAACTCTTCTACTAAACTTTCATCAGCCGTGTTCAAAGTCTCTACTGCCTTAGCAGTAAACTCTGAGTTGATGTAGTCATTGTACTGCGTGATCCACTCTGAACTATTGCGGTGCATCTGTAACACATGGTCTGTAATAGACAAGTCAGAAGAGAAGTCAACGTCTACCTTGGGTACAAAGTATGACTGACCATTGTTCATTTCTCGCTCTAGCCCTGTTACATTAATGCTGAACTGAATGAATGATCGGTTGCGCTTGGCTATCTCCTTAAAGGAATCTCCAAAGGTCTTGTATGCTTCTCGATTATCTACTTCCCAAATGAATGGTGTAGTACCAACCTTGATGCTCTCTCCCTTCTCATTCACTGCGCCTACCATATCAATCTCACCGAACAACACACGGACACGCTTCACTGACTTGATAAGATCCTTCATCTTGTCAGGCACAGAGTTCCAGTCTTCAATGAAACCTGCTGGCTTACCACAGTTGAAGCCACCATCAGTGTCCTTAAGATCAGAGTTAAGATCATCAGACATAAGAGTCTTAACATAACGACTGTTAGCAGGGTCACTGATGTACCGCTTGTACATAAACGACTGCATAAATAATCGTACATTAGCCTCTGGTGCATAGGCAAAGGTTCCGTCTGGTTGTTCCAAACGATACTGACCTGCCTCTACTACCTCCATCTTCTTCTTCTTTCCGTCAATGTCAACGACACCCATCAATGGGGTATGCCACATACGCAAACGAGGTAAGGTGTTCTTACTACCACCCCCACCTGTCTCGTTAGCCATACCTGTCAGGCGCATTAACTCTTCTTGACTTACTTGGTTTAAAGCTACTTCACTCATACAACATTCCTCTTGCTATTAGCAATCTATTTGATCTAACCAGTTGTTTCCCATCTTAGCTTCTAGTGATAGGGGTAAGTTGAAATCAATATCCCACAGCTTATTTACTGTGCTTACTAACTTACTCTCTACCTCTGCTACTACTGATAGCATTTCTTTCGGCTCATTAGGGTGTACATCTATCACCATACTATCATGTACAGTGTTTACTATGCAACTTTGCAGTCCTCTTTCTTTCATTACTTTCTCCATCATCAGCAGTGCAACTGGCACTATATCTGCCGTAGCAAATGACTGAACAGGATAGTTCTTAATCATGGTAAAGTTTGTCACAGTACCATCACGCCTCCTTGACACATCAGGGAAAGCAAACTGCCTACCCGAAGGTGTTGTAATCTTTCTCTCAGACAAAGCCTCTGTTGCTAGACGCTTGTGCCAATCACAGATACCCCGATACTTATGCATGAAGTGAGTATAATACTCAGCCTCTGCTGGTGTACGACCATAGCCTGATGCTCCATACAACGGGGCGAAGGTATGCATCTTAGCATTCTGTCTGCCTGTTGCCTGTCCTGCATTGGTTATAATGTCAGCCGTGTATTGGTGTACATCAAAGCCATCAATGACTTCCTGTATAGCTACCTTATCCTGAGATAGGTACGCAGCTACACGAAACTCTAGCTGCCCAAAGTCAGCCTCCATTATCTTGCCACTCTTCCATCGTGATATGAACACACGCTTAACAGGGAACGTACCACCCCTAGGCATGTTCTGCATGTTAGGATTACGACCTGACAGTCTAGCTGTGGATGTTATGTGCTGAGTTAACTGTACATGTAGCATACCATCTGCCTTAGTGTACTTCTCTATGCCACCTACAAAGGAGGACAGGTAAGATTCAATAGCGTTAAGTCTACGAAGCTTCTTCAAGAAGTTACCCTCACGCTCCATGCCCTTGCCTCTAGCTGTAGCCTCTAGTGTCTCAAGGATTCCCTTACCTGTACTGAATCCACTAGCACTAGCCCACGTAGCCTTGGGTGGTGTGAACTTAAGACCTGCTAACTCCTTAGTATTCTTTAAGGTATAGCCTAGTCGATTACATTCTTTGCAGATGTTCTTGTTCTTACGGGGTGTACCCTTCTTAGTAAGGTGCTGAACCATGCCAGTGCCATTGCACATGAAGCACTTAGCTGCTCTAGTCTTATAGACAGGGCCAGTCATAGAACGCATAGCATCTTTGAATGCAGCGTCAGACATGAAAGCATTAACACTCAAGGCCCACATCTTCTTATCCACAGGCTTACGGGAGAACACTAGTGCGGATAGCTGCTCAGGAGAATTGATATTGATTGGTGTATCACCCATCAGTTCCTCAACAAACTCCATTAGCTCTTCACTTAGTACGGCTCTCTCTTCTTCAAACTCAGTCTTTACTTTGTTCAACTCCACTAAGTCTACCTTGATGCCTCGCTTATAGATCAATGCCAGTTCAAAGCAAGTATCCATAGTAAGATCAAGCACAGACTGCATACTCTTGTTCTCTTCCGTAGCGAACCGAGCCATCTGCTTATTGTATACGCCCAGTGTAGAGCGCAAGTCATAGCGTAGGTACTCGTCCAACTCGTCAAAGGGAATGTCCTTTGTAGATGTACCAGACTTCCAGTAGTCAGACATAGTATCCAGCTTCTGCTCTTCCAGTTGGTACTGTGCAGATACAAAGCCTAGGTTAAGGGGAGACTTGATGCCCTTGTTAAGTATGTACTCACCTAACATGGTGTCGTATATCTTACCCTCATACTTAAAGCCACACTCCCATATCCAAGTGAGGTCATGCACTGCATTGTGACAGACCAGTAGCGTAGTAGCATCTAATATGTTCTGAGTTATTATCTTACCATTACAAGTAGGCGGTTCATCTGAATGGGTGAAGGTAACTACAGTTTCGTCCGAGTAATAGCTCATACTCTCAGATAACATACCGATCATAACCAATTCATTCTCTGCCTCAAAGGGGTCGAAGTGCTGCTTACCATCCCTCTTACAGGTGGTGTTCTCTACGTCTAGTACTGTAATCATAGCTTACCCCTAATATATTTAATGGCTCTCTGCATACGAGCAACATCGTCATTGAAACATCCCAATGCTCTGTTACAACTATGGCATAGCCAGCCTCTGAAGTCGTCCGTATCATGGTCATGGTCTAGTACCCATGCTGATGCGTTACCTCCCTTACCTTCTGCTTGCTCTTCATCACATAAACACACGGGGCAGTTATAACCCTCAGGAGGTTGACCATGTACCTCCCTTAGCTGCTTACGTACCTTGGTTAATGTTGATGCACATGCCTTACACTCAGGCCGTAGGTAACTACCCCCACTGGCTGTACTGAATGCTGATGAAGGCAATGTATACATGCACTTAGAACATATCTTAGTATCCTCACATGCAGGGTGAGCTTCATATAACTCTATGTCCTCTATGAATAATTTCAGTTGCTCAAACTCCATACCTTGCAATCCTTCCATCAAGCATACAGGTAACCTTACCATGCCATCCAGTTAGTTTATTCTTGGTTATGTTTATATGACGCATGGGATCATCCATAGTATCGTCCTCACTAATGGCAGGGTTCTTAGCAATTAGTAACATGAGGTCAGCCTCTGATGCCTTACCTGTCTTGGAACCTTCCATCATAGATTGGTTAAGGATTACCTTACCCTCTGCCTCTGCACTTAGCTGTGACATATAGAACATAGCACATCCATACTGCTTGGCAATGTCCCTTGCGTAGATAGCGTTAGCCTTGAGCATCATGTCCTCACGGGCAGCACCATTAAGCCTAG